TATTATGATAACAGCAGAAAATCAATTTTTATGGGTAGAGAAATATCGTCCGAATAAGATTGACGATTGTATTCTTCCAGAATCACTTAAATTAACATTTAAACAATTTATTAAAGACGGACAGCTACCAAACTTTCTATTCTGTGGTGGTGCTGGTGTTGGTAAAACGACAGTGGCAAAAGCACTATGTAACGAGATTGGTGCTGAATACCTATTAATCAATGGTTCTGAAGAGTCAGGTATTGATGTTCTTAGAACTAAAATTAAATCATTCGCATCAAGTGTATCTCTTACTGATTCTAAAAAAATAGTTATATTAGATGAAGCAGATTATTTAAATCCTAATAGTACACAACCTGCACTTCGTGCCTTTATTGAAGAGTTTTCATCTAATTGTAGATTTATTTTTACTTGTAATTTTAAAAATAGAATTATAGAACCACTTCATTCAAGATGTTCAGTCATTGAATTTAAAATACCCAACGAGCAAAAACCAGTTATATGTACTTCTTTCTTTAAAAGAGTAAAAAATATTCTTGATAGTGAAAAGATATCTTTTGATTCTAAAGTAGTTGCAGTATTAATTGAAAAACACTTTCCCGATTTTCGTAGAGTATTAAATGAATTACAAAGATATTCAGTTGCTGGTAAAATAGATACAGGCATTCTTGCAAATCTTTCAGATGATTCTTACAAAGATTTATTTCATTTATTAAAAAATAGAGAATGGAAAAAAATGAGAGAGTGGGTTGCTACAAATTCAGATATAGAATCTACTCAATTGTTTAGCGATATATTTAACAAATCACAATCTTATATTATACTCGACACACTGCCAGACTTAGTTCTTATTCTTGCTGAATATCAACATCGAGCAGCATTCGTGGCTGACCATGAAATTAATAAAATGGCAGCACTTACCGAGATAATGAAGCGATGCAAATGGAAATAACTTTTGCCCTAATAGCTCAATTGGTAGAGCAACTGATTTGTAATCAGTAGGTTAGGAGTTCAAGTCTCTTTTAGGGCACCATAATTATGAATCCTTTTATTTTTATAGACTCAATTAATTACACTAAAAAGAATCTAATGGATAATGATCCATTGGCAGTAAAAACATATAATCCATTTATAGTAAATCGTGGATTATCATATTTTGAAGATACTATATTTTTTTCTAATGAAATCAACAAAAATAATGATATTCCAAAGGAATGGCAATATTTGTTTTACCTAAATAGTATCACTAAGAAGAAAAGATATTCCAAATGGTTTAAGAAAATTCCACTTTCAAGGGAATGTAAATTAATAATGGAATATTATGGGTACAGTGTTGAGAAAGCAAAACTTGTAGAAGGACTACATACAGCTGATCAACTTAAAATAATTGAAACTAAATTGAATAAAGGTGGAACAAATGGTTGATGAAACTAAACCGAGTCAAGTTTTTTACGATTGGACTCCTGATAAAATGTTGGAAGTTACACTTCCAGAACCAGATAACTTTTTAAAGGTTCGTGAAACATTAACACGAATCGGCATAGCAAGTCGTACAGATAAAAAATTATATCAATCTTGTCATATATTACATAAACAAGGAAGATATTTTATTGTACATTTTAAAGAATTATTTTCGTTAGATGGTAAAGAATCAAATATAACTGCAAACGATATTGAAAGAAGAAATACGATTGCAACGTTACTTTCAGATTGGGAATTACTATCGATTAAAGATATTACAAAGGCAGAACCAAAAGCATCGTTGAGTCAAATTAAGGTGCTTTCTCATAAAGAAAAAGGAGAGTGGGAGTTGGTTGCAAAGTATAATATAGGAAAAAAGAAGTAGTCTTCCAAGATTTTCTATATTATAATATCTTGTAAAAAAGATTATATCAGGTACTTTAAAAATAAAAAAGAATACCTATATAATAGTGTATATTCGGACGTTGTTCCGAGTATTACACACCTAACTGTTGCAATAGTGCAAAGTTAGTATTAAATATAAAACCTTGCTTTTCATAGGAGGAAAACATGATAGCACAAGTAAATCAAGCAATTGACACTCTGTCAAATGCACAAAGATCTTTAGTAGAAACATTTATTAAAGATTCAAAAGTAGCAGAGCCAGTGAATAATATCATTGATGCTTCGCAAACATTTAGCAAAACATTAGCAAAGTCTTTCGTAAATTTAGGCGAGACATTTGTATCAGCATTTTCGAAAGGAAGTAAATAATGACTAGACTTCCATCAATATTCGATTCTGCGTTCAAAGATTTCGATAGATTTTTTGTAGGATTCGATGACCAATTGGCTCGTTTCCACGAAATACATGATGCATTTGCAAAAAATATACCAAACTACCCACCATACAACTTAAAAAAAGTTGGTGAGAACAAATATGTGATCGAAGTGGCTGTAGCTGGTTTTGCAAAAACAGATATTGACATTACACTTGAAGATGATAAATTAATCATCAAAGGTGAATCAAAATCTTCTGATGAAGATGAAAAATCTGATTCAAAAGATGTAGAGATATTTAAAGGTATAGCGAATCGTGCGTTCGAACGTACATTTGCATTATCTGAGAATATTGAAGTAAAAGATGCTCAGTATCTTAATGGTATGTTAAAAGTTATTCTTGAAAGAATAATCCCAGAACATAAAAAACCAAAAAAAGTATCTATCAAGTAATACTTTGATTTATGAGTGCTCGGCATTTATTTGTCGAGCATTCTTAATATATGGAAAATACAGAACAAGTTTATACAACAGAAGTTCGTTGTTTCGGCGACGATAATTGGGGTGGTCATCCTACAGTATTCTATACTATTGATCCAAAAATTGGTGAAGTAACTTGCATGTATTGTAATAAAAAATTTATATACAACAAGAAGGAAGAATAAATGTGGTCTTACACAAAATGTGAAAATCGTTGGTTAAGTAAACAACCAAAACAATCAAACTTTTCACTTATACTTGTTGCAATCTTAACAGGATCTACAGTTGGTCTTTGGGTTGCATCATTAATTAAAACAATTATCTAATGATTTCTAAACTGGAGAAAACCAGTTGCATCTATCGCTTGCGAGTTTCTAAAGGCATACCTTGCTGTTTATTAGAATCTTGCAAGTGCGAAGAATCTTTCAATTTAAATGAATCAGAATTAATTCGAAAACAAACTCCATCAGAACAACTTCAAGACCAATTAGAACCAATTCTATAAACCTTTACTTCCAACAAAAACTATTATACAATATATCCCTATGTTAAATATTAAAATAATTATATTACTCAGTGGTCAACAAATCATTGGTAAAGTGATCAACGAAACAGCAACAAAATTAACTTTAGAAGCACCAGCAATATTAATGATGTCAGGAGACTCGCCAGAAAAAATGAGTCTAGGTCTTGCACCTTTTTGTCCTTACTCAGCCGATAAAGTTGTAGAATTTAATTTAGGAACTGTCAGTGCAACTGTAGAACCTGCTGAGTCGCTTGCAAACGAATATAATCGTATATTCGGGAATGGACTTGTAACTGCCAAGTCGCAATTAATCATATAGTTGCGTTCCAAGATATTTTAGTATATAATATTATATAGAAAAAACAAATAACATATAATGGAGAAAATGACAATGTTAAAAAGACTGTTTAATAAAGTAAAATCTTCTGTAAGAGGAAGAAAAACTTTATCAAAAAAAGCAAAAGTGTTAAATCTTTTATCAAAAGGTGAGAACGTTGCTTGGACAACTCTAAGAACAAAATTTGACTTAGAATCACCAAGAGCGATGATTGACACTTTAAGAGCAGAAGGTCATATGATTTATGGCAATAAAATTGCTGGTAAAACATATTACAGAATTGGTACACCAACAAGAGCAATTATTGCTGCTGGTATCAATGCTTTATACGGAACTGATTACAAATATTCAAACTGGAAAAACCCAGTAAGAAAATCTGATCTAACTCCGATTAATTAATTACAGAATTTAATATCACTTCGAAAGAATGGTATTAAATAGAGTGGCGATTTTAATCTTCTTCTTCTTAGAAGATCTTTATGATGCTAAACCAATGATCGCCACTCTCCCCATCCCTTTACTTCCAATAAAATTTAAACTATAATATTTGTATGGATTCTAAATTTTATACAAATGTTGCTCCTTTTGGTAATAATTTACTCGTAAGATCCATATCAAGTGGTGGTCGTTCACATCTAGAAAGAGTACCATATTCGCCAAGTGTTTGGACATTAAATGGTACTGGCGAAACACCTTTTAAAACTCTTGATGGCAAACCTTGCTATCGTATTCCTTTTAAATCAATTAAAGACGCAAAAACATTCGTAGAAGAATATAAAACAGTTTCTAATTTTGACGTTTATGGTCAAACTAATTTCCTTTATCAATACATGTGGGACACTTATCCTAAAGATATTCAATGGGATTATGATAAGATAAAAATATATTCTTTAGATATTGAAACAGAATCAGAACAAGGATTTCCTGATCTTGAAACAACACCTGAAGAAATACTTCTAATTACAGTTCAAAATATTCATACCAAAAAAATTATTACATGGGGTCGCCATCGTTACTCAGGAACAGGTGTTTCAGAATATAGATTATTCAATAAGGAAAATGAATTAATTTTAGATTTTTTATCATGGTGGGGAAACAACACACCAGATGTAATTACAGGTTGGAATGTATCTTTATTTGATATAACATATTTGTATAGAAGAATTACAAAATTAATTGATGAAAGAACAGCAAAAAAACTTAGTCCTTGGGGATTAGTTGGTGAACGTACTATTACCATTCGAGGAAAAAAATCGACTTGCTATGATATAACAGGAATATCACAATTAGATTATTATGATCTATATCGCAAATATACTTATAGTGCTCAGGAATCATATCGTCTTGATAATATTGCGTCAGTAGAATTAGATGTAAAAAAAGTAGATCATAGTGAATTTTCTACATTCTCAGAATTTTATAAAAAAGATTGGAATAAATTTGTAGAGTATAACATTCGAGATACAGAGTTGGTAAGTATGCTTGAAGATAAAATGAAGTTAATCGAACTTCAAATTACAGCAGCATATGGTGCTAAGATTAACTATGAAGATGTATTTTCTCAAGTAAGATCTTGGGATATGTTGATTCATAATCATTTACGTGAAAGAAATATTATTATTCCACCTAAAAAAGAAAACGTTAAATCTGAAAATTTTGAAGGAGCATATGTTAAAGATCCAATTATAGGAATGCATAATTGGGTTGTAAGTTTTGATTTAAACTCACTGTATCCACATTTAATTATGCAATATAATATTTCACCAGAAACATTATTAGATACAAAATATACATCAGGAGTAGAACATTATTTAAAAGTTCCAGCAAATCCGAAAGATGATGTAATAGTTGCTGCAAATGGTACTTGTTATTCTAAATCAATCGCAGGTGTATTCCCACAAGTAATGAGAGATGTATATCGTGAAAGGTCTGAAGCTAAACAAGAAATGTTACGTGCTGAAGCACAATATCAAAAAACTAAAGATCCTGCGTATAAAAAAATAATTTCGAGAGCCAACAATATGCAAATGGCAATGAAAATCGCTTTAAACTCTGCATATGGTGCGATGGGTAATGAATACTTTAGATATTTTGATGTAAGAATGGCTGAAGCAATTACACTCGGTGGGCAATTAGCTATAAGATGGATTCATGATAAGATAAATGAGTATATGAATAATATACTTAAAACAAAAAATAAAGATTATATTATAGCTGTAGATACTGATTCAATTTATGTTTCTTTTGACGGAATAGTGAATAATGTATTTCAAGAATTACCAGAAACAAAAAAAGTAATAAAATTTTTAGATAAGATTTGCGAAGATACGTTTATACCATATATTAATAAATGTTATGAAGAACTTGCTTCTCGTCATAATACCCATAATGAGATGGTAATGAAGAGAGAAAGTATTGCCGATCGTGGATTATGGACTTCTAAGAAAAGATATATTCTTTCAGTATATAATAGCGAGGGTGTTGATTATGAAACACCAAAATTAAAAATAATGGGTCTTGAAATGATTAAATCAAGCACACCATTAAAAATAAGGAAAGCATTACGAGATGCTATCCCAATTATTCTTTATAAAGATCAACAAGCATTGTATGATTATATTGATAAATTTCGTGAGATCTTTAATACGTTTAAACCAGAAGAAATTGCTTTCCCTAGATCTTGTCAAGGTATGAACAAATATGCTGATAGTACAACAATTTATAAACTAGCTACTCCTATGCATGTTCGTGGCAGTTTATTATACAATCATAATTTAAAAACTAAAAAACTTGAAAAACAATATTCAACAATTAAAGAGGGAGAGAAAATTAAATTCCTTTATTTAAAAGTGCCTAACCCAATCGAAAGTGAGAATGTAATTTCATTTGTTGATGTTCTTCCGAAAGAATTTAACGTCCATAATTATGTTGATTATGATACTCAATTTCAAAAAGTTTTCTTGGACGCATTACAAATTACAGTCTCTCCACTTGGTTGGAAGACAATTAAAACGAGTAGCTTGGAGGATTTCTTCTAAGCCATTGTTTTTAAATACTTTTATTTTTGTTATTTACTTGCTTTTTAAGGAAAAATATAGTACAATATACGTATGGAAACTGTGAAAAATAAAATAATTTCAGATAATGATATAAACATTACTATATCTACATTGTCTGAAACTCTGATAGATATATTGAAAGATATTGAATATCTAGAAGAAAAGAAAAACAATGAATCGCTTAATGATGCTGAGTATCAAGAACTAGCTGATGCTCGAGTGTTTGGTGATGCAATAAAAACGACTATTAACTTTTATAAAAATATATTATGA